TGGAGGTGCACAGATACCCGTGCATCCTCCAAGTCTTACTAACCGCCCCCTGACCCCCCGCCGGGCTAAGCCCTTGATAACAAAGGAAAATAAAAATGATAAGTCATTGAAAACATTGGAAACTTTTTTCGCTTTGCCTCTTGATTTATAGGGCAAGATACCCTATATATAATATATAAGGTTTTAAAGGAGACTTCCAAATGGCAAAAATTCGCTCTCACAAGATCCGCTCTGCGATCCTCAAGGAATATAACCATTGTTGCGCGGCTTGCGGTTGCGCTGATCGTGAGGCACTCGCTATTGACCATGTTGTCCCACAAGCCCTTGGCGGTTCTGATGAACTGGATAACCTGCAGGTCCTTTGCGTGGTCTGCAACTCGCAAATTAAAGGCAAGGTTCAAACGCCTCGCCTCGATCCGCGTCAACCAATTTGGGATTGCCGCAAATGGAAAAAAGGGCGCATGGAATTACGCGCAATGATTAACGGAATGAAAGGATAAAAAGCCATGAATATCAATGCTTTAGAAACTCGCGACCTGCCAATGCTCACCGATAATGAGATCAAAGCGCTGGTCACTCGCCTGCTCACCTCAAATATTCGCCGTGATCTGCTCGGCGCGGTTATGGCTGAAGAAGAAACCCGCAATTCTGATGCGCTTCTTTCTTTCGGCTTCGATGACGATCAAGACCTCTAGGAGATATCACCATGTCAATTCATGCTTTCATCGTTTTTAAAATTTTCTTTGCCATCAACTGCATTGGCGGATTCCTGCTGATGATCTTTGGCGCGGGATTGATTGAATCGCCAGATACTGTCACCATGCTGATCGGCGTCATGGTCACTATAATCGGGATCTTATCCTTTATCACTTTTGGAATTCTGCTCGCTCAGCGGGCAGAATAATCCAACAAAAACAAACACTTACGAGGCAGCGGCCCCTGCAGGCTAACCCCTTGATTTTATTGCGTTTTTCGGCACGAAAAATGTTCTCTATGCGACTACGAATCACCTAAATGCGACATGCGTATATCCAGATTTTACCCCCTCGCTAACCCATTGATTTTATTAGCCTGCCGCTAAACCCTTGAAAACATTGACAAATAAAAATGCTAACCCATTGAAAACATTGGAAACTTTTTTCACTTTGCCCCTTGATTTTTAGGCTAAGAAACACTATATATAATATATAAGATAAATTAAACAAAAGGAATACAAAATGACTTTTCACAATATCGTAATCTTCGACTTAGATGGAACTACCATTGATAGCACTCATCGTCAAGCCACTCTTGCCGATGGAACTCTTAATCTTGCCGCTTGGAAAGAAGCGGCAACGCCTGAAAAAATCTTTCAGGATACTGTTTTACCTCTTGGTTATCAGGTCAATCGCATTGGCAAAAAAGCCTATACCATTATCTGCACAGCACGCAATATGAGCGATGCAGACTTTGAGTTTTTAATGGATAATGGAATCAATGTTGATAAAATTATCTCAAGACCTCATGGCAATAATGAGCCAGATGGTGAATTGAAAAAGAAACAACTCAACAGTTTCTTGTCACTCAAACAATTCAAACATAAAAATAAGATCATGTTTGATGATGCTTCTTCTGTAAGATCAATTTTAAGAAAAATTGGTATCACAGTTATTCATCCTAACAAAATCCAAGAAAGGATTGCTTAATCATGTTTGGGATTATTGGATCAGTCTTGGTCATCTTGCAAATGGCTTGCCTATCTCTTGGCGCGCCTACTCATACCGCTTTTTTATTCGGCTTAATTGCCGCTATTTGCTGGATCTTTCATGCTCTTGAGCGCAACGATAAATCGCTTTTGTTTGTTAATGTTGCGGTTGGCGGTTTCGCGTTCTATGGGTTAATCCCATAGGCGTGACCGCGCCAGCAGTTGTTCTACGATTTATGGTTAAAAGTCAACGACTTATGAGGCGCCGGCCCGCAAGGTCGTAAGTCATTGTTTTAATTAGGTTTTTTATGCGATTTTTTTTACATTTTGTTGCGATTAGAACACTAATAGTCGGTTAGAGGACAGAAAGTTTTTTAAATCTGATGTATAACTAATTTATCAAATGAAGTTAAACCCCGTTTTCTAGGAGATTGAATATGAAAACACCAAACTATACCGCTGAAATGACCGCTCGTCTTGTTGAAGAATACCAAAATGGTATGAGCGTTGACGATCTAGCAAATATGATGGACAAATCAGTCCGTTCTATTCGGTCAAAACTTGTTCGTGAGGGTGTTTATGTGGCAAAACCAAAAACCACCGCTCGTAAATCTGATGAACCTACCAAGAAAGAATTATTGCGTGAACTTGAGGATATCGCCCCAATTTCTTGCGATGGCTTGATGGGTGCTACCAAGGAGGCTATTAATGAACTCTTATCCTATTTCCAAAAAGCGAATTAAACCTCGCAACCCATTTCATAGCGATCTGCGGGTAATGCGCTCGCAGATCGTTCAATCCAAAAAACGCAACTCTAAAAAGGAGAGAAAGCATGAAAAGAAAATTGTTGCTGATCAAGGCTATTGAGTCGCATTGTCGCTTTCGTTTTTCTCGCTGGCAGATTATAAGGATGCTTCGTCATGATACTAATACGCTTAAAAAGATTTCGCGGTTTGTCCAAAAAGCCGAAAAAATCACAGGCAAAAAATATCCCAACGCAGGTAATCACCTCACGCGTGAGCGTCGCAACGCTGCATAATAGAAGGGCGTTTTACCCAATTAAATCAAAGGGTTAGGGCGCCCCGGCCCGCAAACGGCTAACTCATTGAAAACATTACGAAAAAACTTTGCATTTTGTTGTTTTTGAGACACTATTAGTCGGTTACAGGACAGACTTTTCTGATAAATATGCTATAACTATATTATAATAAAGAAACAGAGATAACTGGATCGCAAGATAGGCTTAAGAGGCACTGAATATCTCACCAACTATAAGGAGGTCATAATGACCAAAACATTTTACACCGCTGGCAAAGTCTGGCATAACACAAAATTTCAATTCCTAAGAGACACTCTTGGCTTGCCTGTTAAGGCTCGCTGGATTGATCTTGACAATGACAGCGATTTCGTTCTTAACCATAAAGACAAACTTTGGAATCTTTGCTATGAAGATGTAAGAGATAGCGATTTCGTTCTGATGTATTCTGAAGATTTCAACGAAGAACAGCGCGGTGCGCTTGTCGAAATCGGTATGGCTTTTGGTTTCCAAAAACCAGTCTATGCCGTTGGTCGCTGTAAGACAATTTCACCAAATGAAATTTCTGATGTTGCCTTTACTCACTTCCCAAACTGGACTTGGCTTCCAACCAATGATCTAGTCGAAGGCGCAAAAATGGCTTTGCGTATCGAAAAACAAAAAACTGAACTTCTCAAGGAGATTGCATAATGCCTTATATTCCTGAACCACAACGCTTTGAAGCCGACAAAATTATGCGTGAAGAAGGCTTCATGCAATATGTCCCATCCAATGCTGGTGAATTAAACTATATCGTCACCACGCTGATTGACAACTATCTCAACAATGTTGGCATCCGCTATGCCCATGTTAATGAGATGATAGGCGCGTTGGAATGTTGCAAACTTGAATTGTATCGCCGCATTGTTGCGCCGTATGAGGATCAGGTCGCAGATAAAAATGGGGATGCGTATTATTCGCATCTACCAGACCCAGGGTCAGATTATTAAATCAAAACAAGGACTTACAGGGGGCCGGCCCGCGGCCCGTAACCCATTGATTTATAACGATATTTTATTTGCATTTTGGCGAGATTTGGACACTATTGGTCGGAATAAGACAAGACTTTTATGATAAATCTGCTATAACTATATCATACAGTGACAAACACGAGGAAAAAATGTCTAACTATTTGATTTCGCTTCACAATCCTGCTTATGGCATCACTCTTTTCAAAGATGGCTGGACAGGTAATCACCGCCTCGATGATGACGGATTGCCTACTGCTCGCCTTAATGAGTTTCATCGTGAATATGGCAAGCATGGGTGGATTGTGACTTTCTGCTCTAATCTGACCATGTTTGATGATCGCCGCACTTATCTGGTCGAACAAATTGCTCAAATACTAATGGGCATCAAAAAACTTGACTTCTTCCCAACTCGCGCTATGGCGCAAGACTTGGGCATCAATTCAGGTTGGACAGAAATTTTCGCGGTTGATCTTCCTCAACTGCGTGGCTACCAAGGGCAAGCCGTTAGAATTTGCAAGCGGCATAATTGGAATTATGCCAAAATACAAGATTGGATTAAAGCCACTTGCCAAGCCAATTTTGCGGCTGACTCTTGGGCTGAATACAAATATGGGGAAAAGGTTTTCCGCACTTCCCCTTTCAATGGACGCTATAACTTGGAGGTTTCCCATGTCTAAAAAAATGTTGCCTGTTTGGGGTTGTGAAAATTGCGAATTGATCGTTGAGACTGTTGGTCTCGAAGATGCCACCGCTTGTAATGAATGTGTTGACTGTGACGAGGGCGAAATTGTCGCTCTCGATCACCCTGCCGCTTGGTCTTGGGAAGATCAAGACGAGGGTCAACCCGATTGGGCGCAAGAATGGCACGACTTTGATCCAGACTGTTAGGGGGTTGTTATGCGTGATCTATGGATTGAATTAAATCAAAAAGCCGAAACACTGCACAAGCAAGGCAAGCGCGTTGCAGTTATTTTAGAGGGTCGTGATGGTGCAGGCAAATCTGGAACAATTCGGGAACTCACTCGATACTTGCCGCCATATGCTCACAGCGTGATGCGCTCATTTATGCCAACAAAAAAGATGATGAAACATTGGCTCAGCGAATGGGAAAAACTGCTTCCGCGTGAAGGCGAGATTAGGTTTTTTGATCGCTCTTGGTATTCTCGCGCTTTGCTTCAACCTGTTATGGGTTGGTGCACCGAAAAGCAATATCAAAACTTTATGGATCAGGTTATTGAATGGGAACTTTCACAAGATGTTCACTTCATCAAAATCTGGCTTTCGGTTGATGAACTCAAACAGCGCACCTTGCTTGAACGCCGTGCATCTGATCCCTTGCGCTATTGGAAACACTCGCCAAATGATGCGATTGCCGCTAGCAAGTTTGAGGAACTTACAGTCAAAAAAGATGCTATGTTTGCGCTCTCAAATGACTGGCAGATTATAGACATGGACAACAAAGATCAAGGCAGATATGAAGCCGTCAAAACAGTCGTTAATTCTCTGTGAAATCAACGACTTAGAGCGGCCCGGAAAATTGCTAACCCTTTGAAATCATTGACAAAAATAATTTCATTTTGTCGCAAAAGAAACACTATTGGTCGCTTCTAGCAAAGACTTTTTATTTATTCTATGCTATAAATAATCATAATCAAGATTAACTCTAACTAGGAGGTTGCTATGAAAGCACCAAATTACACAGCAGAGGCGACTGCTAAAATCATCGCCGACTATCAGTCTGGTTTGACTGTTGAGCAAATCGCAGAAGCGATTGACAAGAGCGTTCGCTCTGTTCGTTCCAAATTGGTTCGGGAAGGCGTTTATGTTGCCGCACCGAAAAAGGCTTCTCGGAAAAACGATGAGCCTACCAAAAAGGAACTCTTGCTCGAACTTGAGCAGGTTGCCCCTTTTGAGGTCACTGGCTTCATGGGTGCTACTAAAGCATCAATCCAAGACTTGATTGCTCACTTCAAGTCTTAACCACTACTGAAAAAGAAGCGGCAGTTATGCCGCTTTTTTCTTGACAAGATTGTTCAATAAAATCAAGCACTTAGCGGGTCCCGGCCCGCTTTTTCCATTTTGTCAATGAAAACAATGCTTTACCTGCTACAATTAATCTAAAAAAATCCACAAAATCAAGGTGTTAGCGCACCCCCCTCGAACTTACGAAGCAAAGTTAATGTTGCGTGGTGAGTGCGCTCCTGCGCCAGAGTGGAAAGGCGATTGTCAAGTAGAAAGTCAAAGTACATTGTCGAATGGAAGGACTTAAAATGAAAGTCTAGGCGCGTAGCGCCAGTAGTAGTTCGACGATTGTCAAGTAAAAAGTCAATGTGAATCCGTTATTTTATAGAAAAAACTTAAAGTCACTTTTCGCTTGCTTTGTGGGGTCAAATTTGCTATAATGGGTTCATCAAGACAGAGAGAGCATTGAGTCAGTCTAGCAGATAGGCAAAAAAGAAGACACTTTAGACTTGCTTAATGGCTCAAACAATGCTAATATCACTTATAACAATCAGAGAGAAGGAGACTGCAACATGGCAGCACAACAAAACTACAGCGCAGAGATGACCGCTCAAATCATCTCAGACTACCAAAACGGTTCTTCCGTTGAGGACATTGCTACCGCTATCGACAAATCAGTTCGGTCAGTACGTTCCAAACTCGTGCGCGAAGGCGTGTATGTAGCAAAACCAAAGGTGAAGTCCAATCGTGAGATGGGACCAACCAAAAAAGAACTGCTCCGTGACCTGGAAGGAACAGGCTTTGACGTCAGCGGCTTTGAAGGTGCCACTAAGGAAGCCATCACCCGTCTGATCGCAATGGTCAACTAATCTAAGGGGACAGGTGTAAGCCTGTCCCTTTTCTTTTGCAAAGGAAAGATACATGCCTGGTATTAGGTTTTCGTTTATTAGAGACGAAGCACAAGAATCTTGGGTTGATCGGGTCGAAGACCTGCAACCACAAACAGATGCGGCTTACATTTGGCACAACGAACAAGTGAAGCCAACACGTGAAGGTCTTCACGTACTGTTTGACCGCTTCATTTCGAGCACTGGTCTCGTAGAAGACGAAGCGGAAGAAGAGTAGCCGCTAGCGC